GCGCACCGTTCACGTAAATAGGAATCGGGGGTGTTCACGTGTTTGAGAACACCGTTCACGCAAATAAGAATTCTCAAATCAAATTCCACATATGAAAAAACCGCCCGAAGGCGGTGTGCTAAAGTTACATTTATGACTCATGCTCACGGCCGATTCGCCCGTGAGCCATTTTTGCATCCTTATTAAAAATGCTTCAAGATGTTACCCCCCCGATCGGTTACTGAAACCCCAAAAGTAGCAATCGTTGTTCCTGTCTACAACGTCGCTCCGTATCTGCGCGAATGCCTTGATTCGCTTTTGGCGCAGACCTATAACAACTTCACCGTCTTTGCTGTTGACGACGGCTCCACCGATGAGTCTGGCGCAGTCCTTGATGAGTATGCTGTGAAAGATCCGCGATTTATCGTGATCCGACAAAAAAACGGTGGTCTCTCTGCAGCCAGAAACGCCGCGCTCGATCGCATTGAACGAGATGGAACCTTTGAATATGTAGCGTTCGTTGACAGCGATGACAAGGTGTTACCGGATTTCTTAGCCCACCTCACTCAAAACGCTTTTCGAACTCATGCTGACATCACTGTTTGTGGCTTCTTCAAATTTAACGACGAAGGGCGGACGAAAATAGAAGGCGTCATCCAGCCAGCGAGAACCGTCGACAGAGATGAATTCGTCGAGCTTATTTTCTCTATGTTGCGATGGGAAAAAACCTGTGGCGCAGGCGGAATGGTTTGGAAGAAACTTTTTACAACCTCTTCTATAAAAGGCATTCGATTCCCATCAAACCGAGACACGCTTGAGGATGAAATCTTTTGCCTACAGGCTACTCTCCGCGCCAAAATTTTTTCATATCTCCCTGAAACGTTATACGCTTACCGTCAGAGACCTGATTCAATCATTCGCAGTGAAAGATTTGCTTGGCAAATGTTCAAAGGGAGAGCTCTTTGTGTAGATATCGCCAAAAGACTTTCAGACCGTTCTGCAATGGTTACCGCCTCCGCATTTGCCGACGCTGCCGTTAATCTATTCAAAGATGCTCAATCCTTCCCCGTGGTCGATCTGAAGCCATATAAGGCTCTCGTTTCGGAAGCAGCAGAAAATGGAATCATTCGTTCCAAAACATTTAAGCGTTATATGCTTTTCTGCGATTCCCCATCGCGAGCCAGGTTCTTCCGTTTAAAACGCAAAGTTCTTAAGACAATCCAATTTTGGAAGGAAGAATCAAAAGTAAAGTCTATAAAACTTACGAAGTAAACCACATCCTGCCCCTTCTTCACAGGAAGGGGCACAAACTTACCTACTTTATAGTGCGATTGAGAACAGATGGTACCTCAGGCCACACCACTTCGCGCGGGAAGCCTTCTTGAGACGGAACGTCGCGGAGCGCCTGACGGTAGACCATAACAGCTGCCTTCTCCTCTTCACTCAAGGGATAGTCCGGCATAGCCAGGTAGTCCGTCGCAGCGATCCGCCTGTCCCGCTCTAGGCGCACCTGCTCTGCGATCTCCTCGTCTGTCGGTTCAGGCACTTTCACGATCTGAAAGCGTCGTACTCCGTCCTGCGGTTCGATTTCTTCGATATAGGCCTTCCCGCTTTCGTTGCACCAAACCGCCGCTTCAGGAGTGTATTCTCCCTCGAAAATCTGTCCAATTTTATAAGTCATCTTGTTCACCCCCCTCCTAATACCCAAAGGCGTACCAATCGTTATCGTTACTCCACGCGGCAAGCTGGACACTAGTAGTAGTTTTATTTTTCATGCAAGCATGTCTATCCGTGATACCCCACGACGCAGTTTGAACGTTGTAGTTAGTGTTTTTAAATGCCTTTTTGAATGTAAGTGTGTGATACGATGCCTCTCCAGATAAATGGATTTTTCCCCACTGTTCAATAAATCCATCACTCCAAATGCGATAGCCACTAGTACCACTTACCCACGTTTCAGTGATATACGCTTTCGGCTTATCGCTCAAACTGTTAAAACTCCCGGTCTTCGCAACGGGTGCCAAATTCAGCGGCACCAAAGCCACATCATCAGCATCAACGCTACCACTATTGGCCACGTAGCTTTCCTCTGACGGGAATAGGTGAATTTTCTTCACGCTCATTTTATTTCACCTCGCAAAATGTTTAAATGGTCTTCGTAACGGTCATAGTCGTCCGCCGTTGCCTCTACCTCTTTTTGATAGGTGTAAGGCTCAAATCCTCGGAGGTAGATTTCGGAGACCTGCACGTTTCTAAAGCCCCCACTGTAGACGCCTTCTATAGCTCTGATCTTCCAATATTTGTGCAAACCAACATCGGGAACATCGTTTTGCCCTTTTGTAACGGCTTTAATGTCAGTCCACGTGCTCCCGTTGTCGGAATATTGGAGGATGCCTTTGTTTAAGCTGTAGTAAGCCGGAACGATTTCTATCGACCTAACCCTAATTGCAACAGGGTTATACATTGTAATAGTCAGATAGTCTATACCTGCGCCGCTTCCGCAACGGTTGAAATATGATGTGCTTTGGTTTTTATCAAACGCCACATTTATTCCGTTATCGCCTCTGTCTCCAGTAGCAGCACAGGCGAACGTACTGCCCCCGATCGTTCCCAATTCTGAAATCGCGGGGTTTTCCCACTCGCGTTCGCCGCTAACGGTAATCGTCTTAAAATATTTTCGAGTAAAGCCGTTCGCGAAAACGCAGTCGCCTAGCGTCTTATCTTTCACGATATACACCGTTACCACCTCACTAATTCAATACCAGCCTGAATGGAAACATTCCCGCTTCCGTCCGGCCGATTCCCGTTGACCGTCTTCACCCCAACATCAACCAGAACATTACCGTCCGCGCCGGCGACGTTCCCATTCACGCTTCGAACATGAGTACGAACGGTCCATTCAACCATGCCGTCCGCAATGACATGACCATGCGTGACATTTCGCGTATCAAGCAGCTCCGCGCTCGTCTTCCCCGCCTTCGTGCATTCGAGGAAGCGCTCGTACTGGAAGGCGCAGTCCACCTTGTCGCCGACTTGGTACGCCGTTGACTTGCGTCTGAACTCGTTGATTTCGTAGATCAGCTGAGTGCAGACCGCCGTCTGGGGAGCTTCATTCAAAACGTCCTCTTCAGCAGCAAGGCGCACGAGACCGGCCTTGCTCGTCGTAGCGTTCGGAAGCGTCACTTCGCCGGATGCGTCAGGCGCGATGCTATTCACCGTCTTCACCGCGCCAGACTCGCTCCACTTTCCGAAGGTCACCCCATTATTGCAGTTGCGCCAGAAGGTGCGGACCGTGTTGTCGGTTAGGTTCGGGACGTAGCAGACCTGCACGATGTTCCCGCTGACAGGAGCACCCGTGTCATAAGCCTGCACGATGCAGAAGGTGCAAGCGATCGGTGTATTTTTCAGCGTCCCACTGCAGGCCCATGTTTTGTCCTCAAGCAGCGTGTTCAGGTCCGCGTTGGCGATCTGGATCGTGTGATCTCGCTTATTCGCCAAGCCCTTCGTCAGCTCATCTTTTGTCGCCAGATGACTCATGTCGACATCGATCTGAATGTCGCCATTGCTGTCAGGCTTCTTCTTGTTCACAGTACGCACGGCGTCTTCGACATTTTCGACGCGCGTAATCGGAAACTGAATGACGGGGTTACCCGCCTCATCCGTCGTCGTAAAGACGATGTCCTGTTCTTTCAGAGCCATTATTTAGCCCCCTCCTTTGTATTCAGCCCGTAGTCAGGCTTTGACGTAGAGCGATCTCGAATCGCGCTGCACGTCTTGTGTTTCGCGAAGTCCGAAGCCTCAGCCTTTGTGACGACCTCGGACTTCTTTGCGAACTCTTTGCTAATTTGCTGACTCTGCTTCTCTTTGAAGTGAGCCAGCCCTATCAAATCAAGAAAAGAGTTAGCCATCGGAATGCCCCCTTATGCAAAGAGGGCGTCGATCTCTTCGTTCGTAATGCCAGTCATCGTGATCATCGGAGCCATCGGGTCCCAACTCGCGCCATTCCAAACGACATTCATCCCGGCGTCGATCTGATGAGCAGGATCGTTGTACATATCGCCGGCTTTCACATCCTTGGTCGGCAACGCCGCATAGTTTTCGACGGAACCCTTGTAGTTCACAGCGCTCGCAATGTCCGTTTTCAGCGCGTACGGCGTGAGATCGATATTGACGCCCTTAGTTGTGATCGGCAGAGCGCCGCCGTTGACGCTCACCTTTTCGAGTACGTTCACTTGTGCGCCCACAGCGACTCCTTGCAGCTTCGTGAAGTCGGCAGCAGACATCAGACCCGCAGCATCAGCCGTGGCCGGACCATACGTCGTGTCCTGCGCCGGGATACCAAGAGCCGTAATGTCACCCTTGACGACCTTCGTCCCGAGAGTGACGTGCCCGTTACCGTCGGTCGTGATTTTGTAGAGACCCGCCGCAAGAGCGCCTGCCGTCACGGTCGGATGGACATAAACGGGCGTCTCAACGTCATTGATCTGGATGTTCCCGTTCGTTTCAGAGTTTTCGACCTTCGTAGCCTGAGCCGCGATACCTTGCAACTTGGCGAAGTCTTCCTTGCTCATCAGACCGTCTTTCTGAGCCGTTGCAAGCTCATAGATCGTCTGCGGCATCGTCACCGTTGCGAGAGTTGCACCAGAGACGCTCTTCAGCGTGATCGTGCGCCCCTCGATCGTCATCTGCCCGGCAACGACCGTCTTCAATTTGCTGTCGTAATGAGTCAAACCTTGCTTGTCTAAAAAAGCATTCAAAGCACTCATTTTTCTCACTCCCTTTACGATTAAAAAAGATTGTCAATGAAAGAGTTGTCGATGCGTTCGACAAAAGAGGTGCCATCCTGACCGTCCTCTCCGTCCTTGCCTGGCGCACCATCCTTCCCCGGCGGCCCCTGAATGCCTGGGACCTCAACGGTAACGACCTTGGGAACGATGTCCTGACATTGAGCATCGACTTGAATTTCTTCTTCTGGCGTGATTTGCGCAGTAATTGCGAGCTCACGCCTTGCGCGCGCATTTAACACGAGTCACCTCCGGGGAGACCTTGATTTTTCCCTCAACGACCCGCGTGATTTCGCCGTCCGGAGACTGAAGCTCCAAGTCGTACAGCACCGTGTCACCCGGGTACCCTTCTGTGTTTTCATGTTTGAATTTCGCTGTGACCTTTCCCGCCGATTCATCGAGCAGAAGACGACCATTACACGTCGTCAGCGTGTCAATTGCTTCCTCGCTGAATGCGTACCTGCGCAACTGCATGGCGGCTGAATATCCTGTCAGGTCAAGCGGACCGTTCTTGTCGCTCAGGATGAAGGACACCGTCTTATCGGAGCCTTGATCGAGCGTGAAATTTTTGACCGCTGCCATGTTTCCACCTCCTTCAACTCAGGCCGTAATCGGGCTTTTCAGGAGCGCGGTCCCTTCGATCGCCAATGTCCTTCGAGAGATTGACAGAGATCGTTCCGTCAACCTCAACGTCGACGTTCTTGCCGATCTTGATGTGCCCCAGCTTGTCAGCAGTTGCAGCCGTCAGCTCGTGGACGATGCCAGTTGCGACAGCGCCCGTCTGGTCGACGGCTTCAGGAGCTCCGCCCGCACCCGGACGGATCAACTTCCCCGCATTCTGTGCGGCCATGAGGCTCTTGTATACCTCGTCTGAAACCGCCACCTTGTCGGCGGGCATGACATCCACCGACACAATCTCCGTGCAGTAAAAAGCGCGTTGAGACGCGCTGTAGAAGTAAGCCATTCTGTCCTCTCCTTTCAGAATCCGAGTGCCATCCAAAGCGCCGGGACTTTACCGTTTGCGTTGTGCTTGAAGGTCGCGTTCCCCTTCGTCAAGCCTGTGGCAACGAAGTCCGCCACGACCTCACCGGTAGGCGTTGCATTTGCGAAAACAGCGCTCGTCGGAAAAGCAACCGGGAAGGCAACAACGGTAGAGCCATCGGCAGCAATTGAAGCCTTGCCCCATTGCACGATCAAACCATTCGGCAACTTCTGAAAGCCGCTGTCGCCATGATTCTTCAAAAAGGCAGACAGCAACCCAAACGGCGTCACAGCCTTCGTGTTGTCCTTTCCTGAAAGCACTTCAGCCGGAACGGCGATGCGGATCAAACCGGTGCGGCTTTCCGTCGCTGTTCGAGCGCTGAGACTATTCGGCGTGACGGCACGCGTTCCATCTGTTCCCGCGATCGTTTCTTCATTCGTCGCAAGCTCGACAACGCCGAGAGTCGTTGTCGTTGCGGGCGGGTTCAAGAAGTTCGTATCGCCGAAAGCGATAGAATCCGCAGAGAAGTCCGTCACCGCAAGATCAATCGCGAGCAGAGCCTGCGACTGTGAAGCCTTCTGGATGATCGGAACCGTCTGCGAGCAAACCGCGAAAAGGGTTCCGCTCGCCGTGTAGAGACCGACCTCATAGACCGTGTAGGCCTCAGTCGAATCGTCACGAGCCGCAAGGTGGATGACGTTGTCTCCAACCGCACCTCCTGCGATGGTCGTCAGACGCTTGAACTCTTCCTTCAAGGCCGTCTGGTCGTTCGTTGGCGTGTATTGCCCCGTGCCGTATCCCACCTCGGTGATGACGACGGGCGCGGTACCAGACTGCTCGGCGTTGACGACCTCTGCCAGACCGGCATCAGTGATCAAAATTGTGTTGGCCATTATTCGGCACCTCCTTGTTTCGCCAGAGCAGCAGCCACAGCCGCATCAACAACGGCTTTCAGAGTTGCTGGCGTGATGAGCTTCGTCGTCGACGTGCCAACCTTCGCCTCTTCAACCGTAGCAATTCGCGCATCGAGCGCAGCCTTTCCTGTCGCGGGCGTCATTGCCTTCAGAGCGTCTGTTCCGGCCGTAGCTTCAACCGCAGAAGCAATCTGAATCAGCCCCTTGGCGGCTTCACTTGCGTCCGGGGTCGCCTCATCGACGACAGCCTTTAAGCCCGCAGGAGTAACGGCGCGTTCTTTGTCCGTACCTGCTTTTGTTTCTGTCTCGGTCGCCAGTTCGACGAGACCGTTTCGGCCAGTCGTCGCCCTCAAGCCTCGAAGCCCGAGCGGCGTCACATAGAGCGTCCCGGATTTCCCTTCTATCGTTTCCGCTTCGGAAGCAGCCGCGCCTTTCAGGGTCGCAGGCGTGAGAGCAGCCGCGCCTTCCGTTCCCGCCTTCGCTTCGCCTTCCGATGCTGTGCGGATGAGACCCGCACGCTTTGCCGTAGAAGTCAAGCTCTTCAGACTGGCGGGCGTCACGGCTCGCTGCGTATCGGTCCCAGCCTGCGTTTCTTCGTCAGTAGCAAGCTCAACGATTCCTGCGTTTTCACGTGTTGCGGCCGTGAAAGAGAAAGACACGTCGCCGAAAGTGACGTTCCCAGCGCTGACACCTTCGAGCTTCATGTCGATAGCAAGGAGCAGATTGCTTGACTCCTGCTTTGCGATGATCGGCGTGCTCTGCGAGTAGACCGCAAAAAGCGTCCCGTCAGAAAGGAAAAGCCCGAACTCGCACACTTCATACGAGCCCGGGCCGTCATCCTTGCATGCGACATGAATCGCGTTGTCTCCTGCCTGTCCCCCTTCAAGGATCGGCATGCGCTTGACTTGAGCTTGTAGCTGTGTCTGCTCCTTGTTTGCTGTGTATTTGCCGGTGCCGACACCGATTTCAGAAATTGTGACGGCGTTGGTCCCGGTCTCTTGTGCATTGATGACGGCCTGAATACCTGCCGTCGTCAAAACGATGTCCATGAGAGTCCCTCCTTATTTTGCGAGCCCGACAAGCGAGCGCATCGCGATAGGCCGTGCGCCAACAATGAAGCCTGCGGACACCTCGATGTCCTTGTTCACTACCTCTTCGCTTCGGATTCGCGAATAGGCTACAGGGCGCAGATAACCGTCAACACCCATGCCGCCCTGGAGCTGTCTCACGAGCACGAAGGTGTAGTGCGATCGGACCGGCTTCGCGTCGTCGATGAGCGCAAAAAGGTCCTCCTGCATTTCGGCATCAAGCGTGCCGTCGATGTTGCCGAGGGTCGCCCGAATCTCGAAAGTGTGGGGCGTCCCCTTCGGCTCC